GAGGTCCAACTACACGTACCAGATCATGGGCACGAAGCTGAGGATATTCCCGATCCCGATGACAGACCTGCAGACCGGAAACCTGTACATCAAGGTGACAACCCCACAGAGCCCGCTGAACCCAGCGTACCAAGACGATTCAATCTATGGCATATCTGGACCTGAGAATGTGCCGTTCAGCATCCTGCCATATGGCACAATCACGCAGCCTGGAAGGCAGTGGATCAGGCAGTATACGTTGGCGTTGTGCAGGGAGCTCCTTGGGCTGATCAGGAGCAAGTACTCCCAGCTTCCGATACCAAATGCTGAGCTAACATTGAATGGCGAAGCGCTTGTGCAGCAGGGAAGAGAGGACAAAGAGAAGCTTGAGACGCAGCTCAAAGAGTTCCTTGAACAGCTCACAAACCAGAAGCTGATTGAGTCGCAGGCGGCAATTGGTGAAGCAATGCAGAAACTTCTGAGGTACACAGCAATGCCGAACAGCAAAGCGGTGTTTTTTGGCTAGGACTGCTTGGGCTTCATGTGGGATAGATCGCCGGCCTACTTACAAACAGGTGATCCACTGTGTCTAGGCTCTTTGTTACCCCAAGAGATCTGAATTTTATTTCTGACATTACCAAAGAAGTGATCAAAGATGTCATAGGACAGTTTTGCTACTACTATCCCATCAGCGAGCTCAAGACACAGACACACGAAGTGTACAACGAAGCGCTCCGAAAGTTCTATGACAATCCCATTAAGATAGATTGCCTTGTTGATCCCCAGCAGTCAACAGACACAAAAGTTGACCAGTTTTCGATCGATGCACAGTGGAAGATCACTGTGTATGCGCAATGGAGAGACTTTGTTAATAAGGGAATCAACCCCTGTATCGGAGACTACATTAGCTTCAGCGATGTCTTCTATGAGATCACTGAGCGTGTGTTTGACGGTTACATCTACGGGTTGCCTGAGCATAAGAGGGGCGTCAAGCTCATGGGAATCAAGGCACGTGAATCGTTGTTCAAGGCGATCACTCTTGGGCCGACTGACATCAGCAGGCCTGAGCCCGATGCAGTGCAGACAACGTTTGTCCAACAACGCGGTTTCGTAGAGAACAGCGAGGGCCCGACCGGCGATGTTCGTGACATGCAGCAGAACGGGCTCCTTGATCCACCGCAAGACGGTCCAAGGGAGGTGTCTTCGAAGGGTGATCCTGACGGTGTTGGCAGCGCATTCTATGATGATGAGGTTCCATGACAACGCGGTTCAATGCAAAGCCGGCTACGAGGTTTGGAACAAAGGGCCTGCCGTCAGGCTACCAGAGCACGTCTGCGCCAAGCGATTTCACGATCCCACCCGTTGGGATTGAAGATGTTGATCTTGCATTGTTCAGGCTCTTTAACGAAGAGATCCCATTGCAGGTCGGTGGGATTGATGGTAGCGAACTGAAGCGCGTTCCAGTTGTTTTTGCGGCTGGTGAAAAGTGGGCTTTGAACAAGAGGATGCGAGCGCTTAGAGATCGAAACAACACGTTGATCTTGCCCCTCATCTCAGTTGTCAGGTCGACGATTGAACAGACGATTGACAAAGACATTGCTGGTCGCGGCATAAACCAACAAACGGGTGAGATCTACATAAAGAGGAAGCTCGACAAAGAAGACAGAGGGTACCAGAACCTCATAAACCGTGTCCTTGTCAAGCACCAGCAGAACCTTGCTGTGTCACCGTCTGCCGCCGATCCTGGGCAGCTGACAACGGTCAGGGGGATCGGCGACCTGTCAACTGACCCCGTTGTTGCCGGAGGCGGTGTCCTGTTGCCCGACAGGCGAAATGACATATATGAGACAGTTGTGGTCCCAGCACCGCAGTTCTACACTGCTCAATATGATGTTGTTTTTTGGACCCAGTACACAACACACATGAACCAGCTCATCGAGCAGCTGATCTCATCGTTCCTTCCACAGGGAAACTCGTGGAGGCTTGAATCCCCAAAGGGATACTGGTTCATTGCTAGCGTTGATGAGAACAGGTATGCTTCGAAGACAAACTCCGACGATTTTTCACAGGAAGAGCGTGTCATAAAGTATGAGTTTGTCATCAGGGTGCCGGCGTACATCCTTGCAACATCCACTCCTGGCGCTCCGGTTCCTGTCAGAAGGTATGTTTCAAGGCCTGGGCTGCAGGTCTCATTCAGTACCGGTGGTTGGCCCGAGCACTCAGACGCTAGTGACATTGATGATCCAACGCTTCTGATGCAGATACCCGGGCCTGTGCTTCCCAAGCGCCGTGACATGCGTGACACAGACGCAACAAGGTTGTACCCTGGCCCGGGCATCAATAACCCAGACGATCCTGTGCACACGCTTGACCGTCGTGGTGCAATCAGACCACAGTACAAAAAAGTGTCTGGCTATGATCGTAACGGAAACTTTGTGACACGTTTGGTGCGCGTCAAGGGTGAAAATGCATCATCAGGCGAGACAGTTTTGTCAGCTAGTGACATTGCGCTTGATGGCATCAGCATTGTCTTTGTTGAAGACTGACGGTCTCCCAGCATTCACCCGCGAGCATCGATACTTATGATAGCAATTTGCGTTGCTAGAGGAGCACACGATAATGCCCGTACAGAATTTTCGCTCACCAGGTTATAACGATAGGGAAGTTGACCAATCAGCGCCGGCTCCGCAGAACCCGGTTGGTACGCCCGCGAGTGTCATCGGTACTTCTAACAGGGGTCCCGCGTTTGTTCCGGTCACGGTTGGCAATTTTGACCAGTATGTTTCAACGTTTGGAAACCTCGATCCGAAGAAATTTGGTCCGTATGCAGCCAATGCTTTTCTAGCAAACCGGACAGCGTTGACGTACCTGAGGGTGCTGGGAGCTGGTGCAAACCAGTCAGAGTCAGACATCAATAGGATGCAGTCTGCTGGAAGGGTTGTGAACGCTGGGTTCCATCTCGATGGCAATCCAGCTGCAAACGATGTCAATGGGCGCCATGACGGCGCCGTGCAGTTTCTTGTTGCATCGCACCAGCTGACTCCAAACGAAGCGTACGGAGCTGCATGTTTCACAGACAACGATTCGTTCTCCGGACAGACTGTGAAGCTCGTGCGTGGCATGGTGATGCTTGCTTCGGGCGCTCGTATGATGGTTGCGGATGGCAACAAGAGCCTGGTGGGTTCCAACGTTGTCAACAACCTTGAGGACCATGGGACGCTTGTGAACAACAAGTTCAAGCTGATCATCTCGTCTACGTTGGCAAACTCCTTCTACAACACTGACGGCAACGTTGGCGTACATGTTCTCACTGCGTCGTTTGATCCAGATGATTCCAGCTACTATGCAAAGGTATTGAACACTGATCCTGATAAGTTTGTTCAGGCACAGCACCTGTTGTACGCAGACTTCCCAGTAGATGCTCAGCTAGCAACGGCAACTGTTGTTGGCATCCTGTCTGGTACCTCAAACATCAGCACAGATTCTGGCGATACGACAGCGATCTATCGTAAGGCATTTGGTGCTTTTGACACCCGTTTTAAGACACCGGCAACTACGTTTTTCATCAGCCAACCCTTTGGCGCTTCTGAATACGATCTGTTTGCATTTGAAGCTCTTGATGATGGGCAGTACGCAAACAACCTCTACAAGATCTCCATTGCTGACGTCAAAGCTTCGCTCGACGATTCGCACCAGTACGGTACGTTCACTGTTCAGGTCAGGGCATGGTCTGACAGCGACACGAACCCGATGGTTCTTGAGCAGTTCAGCAACTGCAGCCTTGATCCCAATGACGACAACTACGTTGCGAAGGTGATCGGTGATCGTAAGGTCACGTTCAATTTTGACGCAACTGTTGATTCAGATCGTCGCATCGTGACGTTTGGCAAGTACAAGAACAACTCTCGGTATGTTCGCATTGTCATGAATGAAAATGTTGAACGGGGAATGGTTCCTGCTGTTGCGCTTCCTTTTGGGTTCAGGGGTGCAAAGCTCCTGAAGACAAACGATTCTTTGACTGATGCTGCACAGGCAGATGGACTCGTGAGGATCGGTGGTATGTTGACAGGAGCTTCACAAGCCCTGAGTGGGTCTGTCCT